AGCCTTCAATCAGCGCTTGTTGGTAAAACTGGATTTGCATAGGTGATTTAGCAAATACAACAGCTTCATAGTTGGTATAGGCGTCTGATTTTGATTCTCTATCATAAAACTTCACACCTAAACGAATGCCGAAGCCTGTTGACTCACCCGCCTGAAATTGCGTTGCGGCTTTGTTTAGTTTGCCGACGATTGTTGTTGCCATGTTATAACACTCCATGAGGGCGCAACGCGCCCGATTAATTAAAGTTCAAAATTATCTTCTGGATCCGATTCAACTACGACAGGCGCAACAGCTTCAAGCTGTGCAAGCTGGTCCTGTGATAGCTGTCCAGTCTGTTGGCACTTTGCGATCACTTGTTGCAGTGTCATTTCGCCTTTCTGCATCAACTCTGCCATCTTAGGCAATGCCGCGGCAAAACGTTCTGCCGGATAAGCTGGCTGCGACACATCCAAGCAAGTGATGTGCAGCGGCACACGTTGCTGGCGGTTGATTGCTTCAACGACAACAATGCCGCGGCTGTCAATGTGCGACATAGCCTTGACGCGGATGCCGCCAACTTCCTTTCCTGCATACTTGACTGAGTTGTCGAAGTGCAGCTTTACAAACTTGTTGATCCAGTCGTTAGACTCCCAACCCCAACCAGCAGCAAGAACTCGGCGCATTCCCTTGCTTGGCTTCCAAGGTCGGTTGTTATCGCCGTCAAAGTATACCGAAACTGGCTGTTCTTTACCGCTTCCAACTTGAACGTCGCGGATGCGGATAACCAAGTCAATACCCATAATGTCAGTAGCGTTAAGCTGGTCTGACTTCGCTTCAAGCGTGCCTCTTACGTCTGCCATTAGAATGATTCCTGTAGTTCTGGATCTGCTGCCCAATATGGCAGTGAAATATATTCAACGTTGCCTGCTGGCATTGGCCAAGTGTCGTTACGCAAGCAATCGGCGTACACGTCCAACGCTTCGCGGTATAACTTGCGGCCATAGTCAACTGATGGCGTATCAAGCAAGAAAATTCGGCTTGCATTTGGCGCTTCTTTCTCAACTGCTAAGAACTCGAAGCCTGTTAGCTGCTTGCCAGTAGCCCACTCGAAAACATCAGCATAAAACGCTGCTTGAACATGGTAGCGATAGTTAGCAACTGACTTGGCAAAGTCGCGTAGGTCCTGAGTTGTTTTCAGGTCAACGCTTAACAAGTCGCTTGTCAGTTTGTCAAACTTGCACTTAACCAGAACGCCAGTAACAGGATCCGAAGCAAAGCACGCGATCTCGCACCAACCTGGCGCGTCAAGTCGCTGTTTAGCTGCTACGTTCAACTGTAACGCGGCCTGCATCCCTGCAACTGCATCAGCCTCAGTGCCAGTTAACACGTTATCGGCGCCAAACTGCTCAACAGCTTGCTTGTAAGCGCTTGAGCGGCGATCAGTTACATCTTTAAGCAGCATGTATTGCTTTGCAAGCACTTCAGGCTCAAGGATGGCTGCATGTGTTGCGCTACCGATAACCATAGCGCGTGTTGGCTCACTTGGTGAACGGTAAGCATAATGTGCTGGGCTGCGTGCAATCAGGTCTAATCCTGATTTGCTGATGCCTGCGTAAGCATGGTAAACGTCGTTTGGCATATTAAGAACTAAACAGCCTTGAGCGGCAAGCTCTGGCGTTAGTTCTGAGTAGTCGATGATTTTCATTTGTCATGTCCTGTTGTTGTTGACGTGTTCAATATAATGCGTATATAGTTAGCATGTCAATACAATGGAGACAATAAAATGCAAATATCTAAGGCTTACAAAGAAATTAGCGAGAAGCTACAAACGACAAACCTGATGCAGTTAACTCGGGCAACTGGCATTGCCTACAACACGCTGCTTGCGATTAAGGCAGGCACAGCCAACCCAACTATCAGCACGCTTGAGAAGCTAGCCAAAGCGCTTGAGGTGGCCTGATGAGCTTCCAACTGTACGAAGACCAGCAGGAGTTTATTGCCAAGCTGCGCGAGGCGTTAAAGACTGGCGTTAAGTCAGTGCTTGGCGTTGCTAGTCCTGCTTTTGGTAAAACTGTTATTGCTGCACACATAACACAGCAAGCGCGTGCGCGTGACCCGAATGCTAGCGTTTGGTTTCTAGTGCATCGCAAGAACCTGCTAAGGCAAACAAGCAAGTCATTCTGGCAGGCTAAAATCGAACACGGACTTATTACAAGCGGCAAGATGCGTACAACGCTGCCAATCCAGGTTGGGACCATCGGAACAGTACACAGCCGCATGGAATCATTGAAGCCGCCTAAAATCCTGTTTATTGATGAGGCGCACCTGTCCAAAGGCAATATGTTCCAGACTGTTATCGGTTGGGCGCGTGAGCATGGCGCTATCGTCATCGGCCTAACCGGTACGCCTGTTCGTTTAGACGGCAAGAGCCTTGGCGACTTGTACGAGATGATCATAGAAGCCAAGTCAACTAAGTGGCTAATCGAGCAGGGGCGCTTGTCTGAGTACGTTGCCTTCACTACTCCGGTCAATCCTGACCTATCAGCAGTAAAGACGCTTGCAGGTGATTACAGTGTAGGCGACTTGGCGAGCGTCATGGACAAGCCAACCATCGTCGGTGATGCTGTAAACCATTACATCAAGCACGCAAGCGGCAAGCGCGCCGTTGTTTACTGCTGCAACGTAGCGCACAGCAAGCACACTGCCGAAGCGTTCAACAGCGCTGGCATTGCTGCTGCTCATGTTGACGCAAGCACAACCGAGGCGGAGTTAAAGGCTATCTGTGAAGGCTTAGCTGATCGGCGCATCATGGTGCTTGTCAACTGCGAGCTGGTCATTGAAGGCTTTGACCTATCATCGCAGGTTGGGCGAGATGTTACGCTTGAGTGCTGCATCCTATTGCGCCCGACGCAATCTGTTGCGCGTTACTTGCAGATGGTCTTCCGTGCGTTACGGCGCAAGCCTGAGCCTGCCATTATTCTGGATCACGCCGGCTGCATCATCAAGCATGGTTTACCTTGTGAGCGCAGAGAGTGGTCCTTGCTTGGGCAGCCAAAAGGCAAGCGAGCAAAGAAGGACCAAGATCCAGACGTGAACGTGCAACAGTGCAAGCATTGCTATGCTGTTTTCGTGCCTGGTCCTGATGCTTGTCCGTATTGCGGAAAGCCAATAGAGAAGAAAGTACGCAAGATCCAAGAGGCTGACGGCGAGCTTGAGCAAATAGACCTTGAAGCAGTACGCAAGCAGGCCAAGAAAGAGCAAGGCAGTGCGAGAACGCTGCGCGATCTGGTTGCGCTTGGGATGCGCCGAGGAATGGCTAAGGCTTCACAATGGGCCGCTATCACTGCCGCGGCACGCGAGCAACGCAAACCGACACCAGCAGATTTTAACGAGGCGAGACGCATTCAACAGGAGTTATCGCAATGAACGAAGAAACAAAGCTGATGCGACGCATCATGGTGGACCTGACAGCGGCAGGTTGCTTGGTCTTCCGCAATGAGTCGGCGGGTGCGTATGTTGGGAAGGTGATACACAAGGACGCTAGAATAGTGACGCTGGCAAACGCTCAATTAATAACCTTCGGCCTTGCTGTTGGTAGTGCTGATATTATCGGCATCCATAAGGCGACAGGTCGTTTTCTAGCGTTTGAGGTTAAAACTAGCACAGGGAGACCAACGAAAGAACAACTGAATTTTATTGAACAGGTAAGAGCAGCAAACGGCGTTGCGGGTATTGTACGCAGCACGCAAGATGCACTAGACTTATTACCCCAATGATGGGACCCGGCATTGCGATGCCAAAATAACCTTGCGAGGATTTACAAATGACACAGTGCGATCACATCGGTCACTTACGCTACGTGCGCCGATTCTTTAAAAACGGAACGCAGCACTTCGGCGCTCAATGCTCAAAATGCTTGGATATGGTCAAGACCAAGCGCCACGGCAACAAACTTTTTATCTCAATCACTGAGATCCCAGCTCACAGCACCATCCACGAGTACATCGACCCCGAGTTGAACAACAACCAAGGGGAGCTGTTATGAGCCTACCAACTATCGCAAAGTATGCAGAGACATACACAAGCCGTTATGGTTGGCATCTGGTCCCAATCGAACCGCTAAAGAAGTTCCCTCAGTCTGAAGGTTGGGGCAACAACACACTAAGCGAACCCGCTCAGGCGCTTGCCTATTGGCAGCTACACTCTGATTGGAACATGGGCGCTGCTCTTGGTCCGTCTGGTATGTGCAGCCTTGACATAGACGACGCTGAAGGCTTCGCGCTCATGCTTGAAGAGTTCGGCATACCTGCTGATGCTCTGGACCAGTTTCCAACCATACAAGGCAAAGGTAAGCGCGTTATGTTTCGCGTGCCTGATAGCGTTAAGCTGCCTTACTGCAAGATCAACTGGCCAAAGCAAGACGACCCAAAGAAGCATTACACCATCATCGAGTTACGCGCAGCGTGCGACGGCTCGCAGAAGCAAGACGTGTTGCCGCCTTCTGTGCATCCTACAACGCTAAAGCCTTACGAGTGGATAGTGAAGCCGCCGAAGTCTCTTGCTGAGTGGCCAACGCCACCGGATTGGTTGCTGGCTATCTGGCAAGCGTGGGATGCGTTCAAGCCGCAGTTGCAAGCTGTCTGTCCTTGGGCCGCAAAGCCTGAGCGAAAGCAACTGCCACAACGCACGCACGCGCCAACGCAAGGGATGCCGGACGTTAGCGGAGAGTACGAGCGAGCCAACCCAATAGAGCAACAGCTTGAGCGTTACGGATACACGCGCAAGGGCAAGCGCTACCTGTCTCCGCATAGTTCAACTGGTTTGCCTGGTGTTCACTTGCTAGACAACGCACGCTGCTGGATCCATCACGCAAGCGACCCGTTATGCAGTGAAGAGTCCGGCAAGCCTGTCAGCAGCTATGACCTGTTTTGCTACTACGACCACAACGGAGATTACTCTAAAGCGTTCAAGGCTGCTGCTTCTGAGCTTGGGATCCAGTTACGTGCTCCTGTGCAAGTCAAAGAGCGCACAGAGCAGCCAGTGGTCCAGTGTGACGACGCTGGAGAGGTTGACGTGTTCGACGCTCAACCAGATGCGCCATTGCCATTCTGTAGTGAGAAGGGCGTGCCGCTAGCACACATCGCCAACTTGAAAGAGATATGCCGCAGACTTGGCGTTACCGTGCGTTACAACGTCATTAGCAAGGAAGAAGAGGTAATCATACCGCGGCAATCGTTTAGTCTTGACAATGAAGGCAACGCATCACTCGCTTGGCTTGAGTCTGAATGCAGTCTGTTCAAGATGCCAACAAGCAAGCTGCCAGGCTTTGTTACTTACATTGCAGACCAGAACCAGCACAACCCAGTGGCCAACTGGGTGAGCAGCAAACCTTGGGATGGCCAAGACCACTTGGGCGCATTGTTGAACACTGTCACGATAAAGGATGCAGACAACGTGGCTGCTGTGATACTGAAGGACACACTGATCACTCGCTGGATGATTTCTGCAATCGCTGGCGCTTTCAGTCCTAAAGGCGTAAGCGCTTCTGGCGTGCTCGTGTTTCAGGGCGATCAGTACGTAGGGAAAACTAAGTGGTTTAAGTCGCTAGTGCCTGAAGATTTAAACCTTATCAAGGATGGCGTCATCCTGAAGCCTGACGATAGAGACAGCGTAAAGCAGGCTGTGAGCTTCTGGCTTGTTGAGCTTGGCGAGTTAGATAGTACGTTCAGGAAGTCAGACATTGCAGCACTTAAAGCGTTCCTGACCAACGACAAGGACGTGCTGCGCCGAGCATACGCGCGCAAGGAAAGCCAGTACGCCAGGCGCACAGTGTTCTTTGGTTCGGTAAACCCGAAAGAGTTCTTGCACGACCCGACAGGCAACAGACGTTATTGGACCATTGAGGTCGCTAAGCTGGAACACTCGCACAACATCGACATGCAGCAAGTGTGGGCGCAAGTGTACGAGGATTGGAAGGCTGGCGCAGGGCATTACTTGACGCCTGACGAGATGACCCAGCTTAATGGTCATAACGAGAATTTCACAGCTTCAGATCCAATTGAAGAAGTAGTGCAAACCAGTTTTGATTGGGATTCAAAGCAGGACTATTGGACTTGGAAAACTGCGACAGAAGCGCTTAAGTTGGTTGGTTATGAGCGGCCAAACAAAGCAGATACAAACTCAGCAGCCAGTGCGATAAGGAAATTAAACGGCAACCAAAGCAAGAAAACCATGCACGGAAAAATGCTTTTAATGCCGCCAATGAAGTGATTAGCCTGCTAGACGTATAAGCCGCAATTGTGCGGCTTTTTTATTTTCTGCCAACAAGTGTTTCAAATTTAGGTATTTTATGACCATCTGGCTTTTGTGATGGTCATGCGTAAACCTTTGAAAATAAAGGAAATATGAACAACTATTAAAATATGACCTTCTTTTTCATATAGGCTATTTGTAATAGGGTATATATAGCTATTCCTATAAATATATAATATATACATAAAAGATGGTCATTGGTCATATATTCATATAAATCATACACTTACGCATGACCAACTACAAAAAGATGGTCATATAGATGGTCATATAATTTTAAATTCATGTATAAATCAATGACTTACGCATGACCATCAACTTTTTTAAATGAATAATCTTGCAATCGTCCAGATAATAATCAATAATGACTTCGTGACCAACAAGCCAAAAGGACTAACAATGACCTTAATTAATTTAATAGATATTATTCAAAGCAATAAACTCAACCCAGACGGAGAGCCAAAAACAGCAACTCAAGTATGCGAGTCGCTTGGGTTAAAAGATCCAAGCAAAAGCACTTTAAATCTTGTAGCTAAAACTTTAAGGCATTACGGTGTTAAGCAAAAAAGAACATCTAGCGGAAGATTTTTTTACTGCAAAGATTGGCAGTCACTATTTGATGAAGAAAAGAAAAAACAAAAAGCAAACGAAGGAAGCGCTTGACCATTGGCGCATATCTGATACACTTACCGAAACAATGACGGAGAGATGAAATGAAACGAATGAATGAGGTTTTTGAGTTGCCAGTTGCCAGCGGCGAAAGAGTCTATGAAGCAGATGATATTTTTCAAGCTGGCGGCAATGGCGTATGGTGCGCAACTTTTTGCAGTGACGAGCAAGCAAAGTCTGCTTGCAGCGCAATCAACCACATTGACGCGCTTGCTGATGCTTTGGAGTCTTTAACGTCAGATTACACAAGCTACAAGGCAATTAACGACATTGATTTAACTGATGATCACTCATTTGCGCTTGAAGTTAAAATGAATGCAGCTATTGCAGCACTAGCAGCTTATCGAGGCAAGCCATGAAACCAGTATCAGACCTAGTGCGCAAATACGGCTCACTACGCAAAACTGGCAAGGTGCTAAACCGATGCCATGCGACCGTCGATAGATGGGTTAAGGCTGGCGCAAAGATTGACAGCGATGGCGCTGTTTGGATTAAGACGGCAGAGACTAATTACAAAAGGGGAGAGGAATGAAAAACGGTGATTTACCAGCAATGCCGATAGAGTTTAATGGTTTTGGTCAGTTCGCGCCAGAAGCGTACGAAGGATTATCAAAACGCGAAATGTTCGCTATGGCTGCTATGCAGGGGTTAATTGGAGCGTGCTGGAAAGATGTTGAGCTTTACGAATCGGCTAGCGATTTACTGAAAAGCATTGCTGAGTCATCAGTTGAACATGCCGATGCACTACTTGCAGAATTGGAGGAAGCGAAATGCGCGGACTAACATACCAAGTAAAACAAAAAGCCACCAACGGCGTGCTGCGGCTGTCGGAATTGGGGCCGAACAGCAAAGAAGTCGCCAAGCGATTAATCGCACAAGGCGAGCTTATTAAATCAAAATGCGGTACTGGTTTTGTGATTGGGGAGTTGAAGAAATGAGTGAATGGTATAGCGTGCATGATATGCGCCCACAAGACGCAACAAAAGGCATTCATGATGCTGTTAAATGTTTGGTTTATGTAAGCATCCCAAACTATGGCGGAAATATTCAAATATGTTGGTGGATGAATAATCGTTTTGATGGCTTTCCGCAAGGCGATTCAGACGTCACGTACTGGATGCCACTGCCAGCAGCGCCAGAGGTGGAAGAATGACAGTACGCGACTTTTGGCTAACAATCGACCATCAAGGCGAGCGCGACAGCCTAGAGCAAGCGCGAATTGAGCACTTAGCGGCGCAGATACGCAAAGAGATGGCACCGTCGGGCTTCTTGCAAGAGATTGAAATCGATGCTTCATTCGACACTGACTGTAACAAAGCCATTCAGATGTTGTTCCTTGGTGGCGATGCGGCGACTTGTGCAAAGGTTTTGAGTGATTATGCTGACTCATGGCTCACCAGGCAGGCGATGAAACTTGCGCAAGATCAGATCAAGTGGTAAAGTAATAATCATCAGCAAGCCGTAGGACGCGAGTTGATTGCAGGCCAAAAGCCCAAGACAGAACGGAACAATTTTAACCCTGCTTGAGGTGTCTTTCCGTAGACCGTCCTAACTCAAGCGGGGTTTAATTTATGGTGATTATTATGGTAAGTTTTAGTGTTTCATCAAGTTGTGACATGGATTTGGAACCGTCAGGTATGAGCAGTGGTTGTTACTACGTTATTAAAAAATCCGTCATAAAATCTTTTCGTTTTGCTAGTGAATCAGAGGCTTATACTGCATTCCAAGACATGCAAAAATTTGTAAGTGAAAGAAAAGACAAAAACAATATTCGCTTTCAATTGGTTTGAGGTTTTTATGAGCATTTTTGATAAATACGATTTAATTGACGTTGATCACAAAATAGAAAAAATAGAAATACCAAGCAGCGGGCTTTCGGTTATTGTTGGGTCAAGTGGTAGCGGAAAAAGTACGCAGTTAAAGCTTAATAACATTTCCAATGCGCAAGACTTTGATCGCGATACTCCGATTTGCGAGCTTTTTGAAAGTGAAGAATCAGCAGAGCGCTGGCTAATTGCAGCAGGATTGAGAAGCGTCCCAGCTTGGCGGCGCACGCTTTCAACTGTATCAAATGGAGAAAGGCACAGAGCAGAAATTGCACTTATGCTGTCCAATGGGGTTTGTGCTATTGATGAATTCACCAGCCTAGTCGATAGAGATACAGCAAGAGCCTTGTGTGAGAGCGTCAATAAAAACAAAAGCGAGTTTAACCGCTTGGTGCTGGCTACTTGTCATAAAGACGTCCTGCAATGGCTGGATTTTGACTTTGCTTATGACTTAGATGATGCCGCACAAGTTGATCGGGGGCTGGTTAGGCTCGACAGAGAAATTACTATTGACATCAGAGCGTGCGAAACAGAAAAGGTTTGGCCTATTTTCAAAAAGCATCACTATCTATCTGGAAAGATAAACAAATCGTCGACTACTTTTTGCGCTTTTATTGGTGAAAAGCCAGTTGCTATGTGTTCAGTTATCGCATTTCCTAGCGGAAACTGGAAAAACGGATGGAGAGGCCACCGCACAGTAGTGCTTCCTGAATTTCAGGGTTTGGGCATTGGATCTGCACTATCTGACGCTGTTGCCGAGTTTATAGTGTCAACAGGCGCGAGATATTTCTCAAAGACTTCACATCCGGCAATGGGTGAGCATAGAAATAAAAGCGAGAGCTGGATTGCAACCAGTAAGAATATGGTTTTAAGAAATGACTACAAGTCTGGTCGCAAAACAAAAGAAGATGGACACAAATCACAGCACGCTCATAGAGTTTGCTATTCTCATGAATTTAAATTAAACAAATAGCGCTTCGGCGCTTTGGATAATTGGAATGAAAAAAAGAAAACATTGCTCGACTAAAAGACTAATCACGCAGTCAATCATAGCAATGCGCAACCTGGCGTTGACTATGAAACTGTCTGAAGTAGATAAAGGCGTTGATGTAATCAACTACAAGACGTCGAAGCCTGAAGCGGTAGGTCAGTCAGTCGCACAAGCTTTAGACCGTACAGCGTTTAAATGGGCTATCTTATTGGTGGTTAATACAGTCGAGCGAAACGGAAAGACCAAGACGCTAACCAAGTGGACAAGATTAGCAGCGCCGTACAAGCACAGTGCGTTGACTGAGTGGCTGAGGGTCGAACATCAGGCCATGATTGACGATTGCAAAGGCAAGTGCGAAGTTGTAGATGCTGGATGGGTTGCAGTTCCTACACCGCCAGCTTTTGTGGATGATTTGACTGAGCAGATACTTATTGACAATCTTTTGTTGCTGTTAGAAGATAAACCCGCGCAGCACCTTATTAGCCGTAGAGATACGGCGTTTAATTCCCAAGGGGCGCATCAATGAACCACGTAGTTTCTTTTTCAGGCGGTAGAACGTCTGCATATCTCGTTTATCTTATCGAATCCATGCGCAAGTCAGGCAGATGGACTGAGCCAGTCGAATATATTTTCATGGACACTGGCGCAGAACATCCAAAGACTTACGAATTCATCAAGAAGTGCGTTGAGCATTTTGGTATTGAGCTGACTTGTTTACGAGCTGTCATACCAAAGGAAATTGGCGCAGGGCCAACTTACAAAGTTGTTGACATTAAAGATGTTGGCTTTGACTTGTCAATATTTAAAGAATTTATGGCTAAATATGGCAACCCTACAATTAACAGACCAATATGTACAGATAAACTAAAGACTGTGCCTGCTGTAAAATACAAAAACGACAAGTATGGCAAGAACAATCACGCAACATGGATGGGTATGCGAATTGATGAACCTAGAAGGCTGAAAGGAATTCCAGACCAGCTTGACGCATTTACCAACGTAAAACCTAGAGAGTATTTCTATCTGGCTGAGCTATCAGACTTCACTAAGCAGGACGTGATCGACTGGTGGTCTAAAATGCCATTTGACTTAGAGATAACTGAACATTTAGGTAATTGCGTTTTCTGCATCAAAAAAACATCTGCAAAGATTGCCCTTGCTGAAAGGGATGAAGCTGAATTGTTTCAAGAATGGAATTCGGCCATGAATGACAGTTCAGTTCGCTTAATGGCAGCTGATAAGTTTGGCATTGGCCATATTTACAGGAACTGGCTGACCCCAGAAATGCTAATTAAACAATTCTCAGACCATTCAACAGATGAATTACGTCAGCGTATTTTTAAAGAAAAGCGATTTGAAACAGGCTCATGCACCGAATCATGCGAAGCATTTGCAACCGATCAACTAGATATGTTTGGAGAGGAATAATGAACATCTACCGCATAGCAGCAACAACACGCACCGGCCAATACATCCATACCGAAATCACAGCCAGCAACATGCTAGCACTTGTGCAGCCGATGGTTTATGAGTTGGCAGTAGAGCATAAGGTTGCTATCGATGATGTTGTTGAGCTTGATATCACGGAGTTAGATTAGCAGCTTTCGGGCTGCTTTCTTTTGCGCTATACTCATCTAATCTGCCAGCGGTGCTGGTGTTTATTAAGCGGTGCTTGATATGTTGACCCCAAAACAAGAAAACTTCTGCCAGCTTTACGTTAAGCTAGGCAATGCTAGCGAGGCTTACAGGCAAGCATATAATTCATCTGCAAAGGCTCAATCTGTAGCAGTAGAGGCTTCAAAGCTGATGTCTGATCCTAATATTTCCCTTAGAGTTACAGAATTGCGCGAAGAAATGAGCGAGATTGCTTATTGGTCACGCATGGACAGCTTAAAGGTGCTTGCTGATATTGCGAAAGGGATTGATTCAGAAGCTAAACCATCTGATAAAGTTGCAGCGGTTAAAGTAATTAACTCGATGCATGGATGGGATAAGCAGATTATCGACCAGACGACCACACACAAAGCTGATAAATCACTTGCTGAATTACTGACAAATGGCAGTAAGCGCTAATCACGAAGCGGCAAAAGAATATTTAAGCCGCCTATCAGATCTTTCACTTATCGAACTTGTTGACGCAATGTCTTACAAGTGGTTTAGGCTCAACACGCTTTATCACATCAAAGACAAGACTGGTAAAAAGGTTTTATTTGAACCAAACCAAGAGCAAGAAACATTTTATCTTGGCACGCATGGCAGAGATATAATCCTGAAAGCTCGGCAGCTTGGATTTACCACGTTCAAGATGATCAGCGATTTAGATGATTGCTTGTTCACTCCAAACCACAGCGCAGGCTGCATCTGTCACAACTTGGAAGATGCAAAAGATATTTTCAGAAATAAAATCAAATACGCATACCAAAACATATCAGAGCAACAGCGCGAACTGATTGCGATGATGGGTTACGACTTGCCAAAGCCAATAAACGACAAAGATAACAGTTATGTTTTCAACAACGGAAGCAGCATCAAAGTGTCGGTAAGTTACCGAGGCGGCACCTTGCAAAGCCTGCACGTTTCTGAGTTCGGCAAGATTTGCAAGAAGTATCCAGAGAAGGCAAAAGAGATTGTTACAGGCGCGTTTGAAGCGGTTGGTATCGACGGAAGCATTACGATAGAGTCAACCGCAGAAGGTAAAGAGGGTTATTTCTTTGATTACTGCTCATCTGCCAAGAAGCTGAAGGATCAAAACAAAACGCCTTCAAAGCTGGATTTTAACTTTCACTTTTTCCCATGGCATTGGCGCGCAGAGTATTCTCTAGAAGGCGGAGAGATTGCCAACAGTTTAACCTCATACTTTGATGAGCTAAAATCAAAATACAGCATCGAGCTTACCAGTGGCCAAATGGCTTGGTACTCTGCGAAGTGGAAAACGCTTGGCGATGACATGAAGCGCGAATATCCATCAACGCCAGAAGAAGCATTTGCACAGTCAATCGAGGGCGCTTACTACGCGCAGCAATTCAGAAAGATTTATGCTGATGGCCGAATTTGCCAAGGTCTAAACAATCAGGCAAAAGTGCATACTGTTTGGGATATTGGCGTTGGCGACTCTACGTCGATTTGGTTTTATCAGCGCATTGGCAATGAAATTCATTTGGTTGACTTCTACGAAAACAGCGGAGAAGGCTTGCAGCACTACATGAAGGAGTTGAAAAAGCGTGGGCATGACTATGGCGAACATTGGGGGCCACACGATATTGAAAACAGGGAATTTGGCTCAGGCGCGCAAAGCAGGAAAGATGCTGCTGCAAATGGTGTTGATATTGACGGAGTGATATACAAAATAAACTTTGAGGTTGTTCCGAAAAAACCAATTGATGCTGGCATTGATGATGTCAGGACTATACTTGCCAAATGTGTTTTCGACGAAAGAAAGTGCGAGCAAGGCATCAAGGCGCTTGAGAGCTACCGCAAGGAATGGAATGATAAGCTAGGCTGCTGGCGAGATAGACCGCTACATGATTGGTCAAGCCATGCTTCTGACGCCTTCCGCTACTTGGCCGTTGTAGAAGTCGGCAGAACTAAACCGATAGACAAGCCGCTAGCATGGGGCCGAAGATGATAGACATAGCAGAGCGTCAGCCACACATTGTCGTTGCAACTGCTGAAGCGGTGCACGTCATTTGCCTCACTGATATACGCAGGCTTGCGCAGGGTTTGCCTTATAACGGCAACAAGACGATAATGATTCAAATACTAGCCACAGCATTGAGAGATTTAATAGATGAGTCTAACCGCTGATCAACTACGCCATGAAGCAATGCTGCAACGAGTGGCGACTGGCTTGCTCAAAACTAACGTTTATCCGTCGCTCGCTGATGCTTACAAGTCAGTGCGCGAAATCCTGTTAGCTCAAGAGGAAATCAAGAGCGCAGCGCAGCTTAACCGCATCACTAAAGCTATCAGCAAGTCAGTAACAGAGATTTACTCGACAGGCTGGCAAGAGGCAACGAAAGAGCTGCAATCGCTAGCTGTTTACGAGTCTAGCTACTATGCAGAGTTAATAGGTAAATGGAATGATGTTGAGTTAGCTACTCCAGGCAGTAAGTCAGTTATTGATTATGTCAACGCGGCTTTAATGGTACTTGGCGAAGGCGAACGCGCAAAAGTTGGCGCATGGGCTGAGTTTGTGAACAGTGCAACTCAGGA